AAAGTAGGGTATGTTTATCTTCAATTAGATTCATACCCTACAATATACTAAAAATATTTTGATTTACAAAATTTATTCTCCCCAATGTTTTTGCTTCATCTCATAGATGTCAATTGGTTCTCTTTTCATTTGTTGACCTGGATTAAAATATGCACCCTTCTTTAAATAACCACATAAGAAGTTTCTTCTCATTCTTGTTGTATCTCTATTTGGTTCACTACCATGTACAACGTGTGAGTGCAATAATGCAACTTGTCCTTTTCTTAAATATCCTTCAATCTTTTTGAAATCATGTCCTTCTGGCATCACACAACTCTTACCTCTCTCACTTCTCCAATTACCCGTATTTGTTTTCTTTCTTTCCTCATTATCTTCAATTGGTAATATAGGCAATCTATGAGAACCTTCATAATTCCAAACTGCTCCGTTTTCAGGGTCGTGATTATCTAATGCCAATGCTGTATTAATAATTTCATTGTGGCCACATCCTGTATAGAATGCATTTTGATGTTGGTCTCTACCCAATTCACCTTTTGGTTTGTAATATCCCCAAGTTTGCATTCCTACGATATCACCTTCCATTAAAAATTCACATGCTTCAATCATTTTAGGATGTGAAAACATTTTTTCAACTTTTTCAGAAACTTTGTGTGGATGCATGATTGGTTCAAACTCTTGCCATTTTTCAGGTTCAGCTTGATTCCTTTCTAATCTTAATCTATCTAATTCTGCGTTTAATTCGTCAACCTCTTGTTCGGTTAATAATTCTAAAACTGTCCAACCTCTATATCTCCAATCAAAGGTCATTTGCTGTTTTTCCTCAAAGGATAAGTGTTTGTATTCTTTCATAACTAATTTGTTTTATATAATTAAATATAGTGAAAATTATTTTAATTACCAAATTTTTATATGATTTTTATCATTTGTAGAATTGAAGTAAGTTTGGTAAATATAATCCAATGTTTTTTATTTTAAACGATGTCATAGAAATTGAAGATTTGTTTGATTCTATTACTCCACTATCCAATAATTCACCAGTACCACTATATATTTTTTCTTTTGGGCCGGCAATTCTCCAAGGCATATTGTCTGTTATCCAATATGGGTTATCTTGTAATCTTTGAAAAATATCAAAATTTACTTCAAAAACAAAACCATTTGGGTCATTAGCTTTTTGAATAAAATACCTTGTAATTACACCAGTATCATAATCATCATCTATTGGTATTGGTACTATTGTCTGTGGTATATCCAATGGAGGAAATGTTTTATTTTTTACTAAATCACTATACATATCATTTTTATTCAAATGTGAATCTATACGCTATCTCTAATATTGTTGTCCATCTATTTTCTTTAATACTATGTTTTACATTTAATACTTGAAAATATCCCTTTTGATTATAAATTTCAGGTACACCATCAATTAAAAAATATTCACCACAACTTATTCCGGCAATACCATCCATTGTTATTGTTGCTTCTAAAAATGTTAAACCAATCGTACCCGTTTGTGCTTTTGGTATTTTTGCTTGTATTAATGATGAATCTTTGTATATTAAATTATTCAATGGTTCCGTTTTACCATTACTATTCATTTTAAATCTAACAATATTTTTTTTAAGAGCTTCTTCTGTATTTTTAAATTCTTTTTCTGCCAGTTTTTGTGCAGCTAATTTATCCTTTTCCTGTTCAGCTTTTGTTTTAGTAACGGGTGGTGTTGATTTGGTTGCGTTATTCTCATTAATTTCCGATACTTCGTTCACTTCTTTTGCAAGTATTGGATTTAATGAATAATATCCATCTGCATTTTTTGCATATGAATAGTCTATATTTGCATATTTTGTTCTTAAATTTACAATTTCAATATTTTTGAAATTATTATTTGTATTTCCATTTTTATTAGAATCTAATATAAATTTACTATTATATAAAGCCTGTGCTTGCATCAAGTTATCTAATTCTAATTTAAATTCAAAATTTTCAATAATTGAACCGGATGCACCTATATTTAATCTATATATGTTTTCTTTTTCTTTTTTTTGTGGGACGGGGTTTTCAATTTTTAATTTTTCATCAACTATTATTAAATCAGTATTACCCTCTTTATCCAATGCTTTTTGTAATCTTAAATAAGACATGCCATACATATTCGCACTTATCAATGATAATATTGAATTTATTACATCGGCTTTAGTATATGATTTATTATATGAATCTAAAAAAGAATCATAACTTATAAAAACATTTAATAAATTTCCAACATTTTTATATATCCTTCGTTCGTTGTCCTTATTATATTTATTATATATTGTAAATAATGATGGTGTTTTCTCATTTTCTTCTTCATTGGTTACATTAAATTGATATTTTTTCTTTTCACCTATTTTACATTCCAAATTCTTTTTTTCGTTTATGTATATTATATTTCTTTTTTCTTTTGATATTTCTATTGAAGGTATTTCTCCAGGAAATAATAAAGAATCATTTGATGAAATTAGATATTTGCTAGAGTTTACAGGAATTATATCAATTTTTTCTGAATTTTTGTCATTTTCATCTTTTAAATAATAATATTGGTCTGTATTTATGCTTTCCTTTTTAGTTAAAAATAAATCTAAATTATTTAATAAATGTAATATTAATCTAAATGAAATATATGGTGTTTTACTATATGTTTCATCTTTTGCATCGTTATTAATTAATCCCCAATTAAAAAAATCTTCATACCATTTATCTTTTTTTAATTTATCTGTTAACACATCTACTGGAAGATTAAAATCACTAATTAATTTTGCTACCCAACTTTTATAATCATCGGTTACTGGTGCTTTTTTTGTACTAGTAATAGCATATAATTTTCCCTGTTTAATTGGAGTCCACATTTGTAATTCATTTCCTGCAGATATTTCTAATTTTACATCGTATGAACCATCGGATTCTATTGTGTATGAAAAATTTGTAACTCTGCCGGCCATAAAATCATAATCACCATTTGTATCTTTTAAAATTGTAATATAATCTTTTTTAGTTGTTCTATTTTTTTGTGAATAAATTTCAAAATAAGAATTCATAAATTCTTCGTGTCCTTTATTTGCAAATAAATGCTTATCTATTGTAACATTTTTGAAAACACCAAAAAGATTATCGGCTCTAATATCACTATTATGACCATATTCCAATACAACATTCATTCCAGGTCTTAAAAAGAAAAGTTCAAACATTTCTAATTGTTTTAATGTAAAAACTTTTATTTCTAAATTTGCCGTTTTTAAAGTATTGTTACCATTTAATGAATCTATTTCTAATGAAAGTATAATGGGAGGTGATACTTTTCTATTTTTTTCACCTGGAACACTAATAGTATTACCATCTAAATCTTTACCTATTGTACTAAAACTTTTTTCATAGGTTCTATCACTATCATTTGTAGAATTTGATATAACACATCCTTTATATGCCGATGCTGGATAGTTTCCCGATGAATACATTTTAGATATATCATCCGAATTATTAGGTTGATTTGTTACTATTGCAGGGGATGATAATATTACAAATGGTGATAATAAATTTAATTGTTCTTTATTATTTTTCCTGTAATCAAATTTGTTTTTTATCCAAGGTTTTAATTGGTCTAAAAATGGGAATTCCATAACTTATTTATTTATTTTTTCAAACTCATTTAATATTGCAGATAGATTTGATGGTATTCTCATTTGAGTACCCGGTTCAATATGCAAAGATGCTTGATTTAAATTATTTGCAATTGCAATCACCCACCATAAACTTATATCATTATAATATTTGTAAGATAATAAATCCAATCTATCACTTTCTTCGGATATTATATATAAATCATTATCCGTTGGTTTTATTCTTGGATAAATGACACTTCCTAAATATCTTTTTTTAGTGTCTTTTGAATTTAAATTATTTGCGTATTGATATCTATTTGGCATTTTTATTGTTTTGTTTCACCTATAACAAATGGTGTTGAAATTGGATAAGCTGAATTATATTCGTTACTATTCGTTATTCCATCAAAATCATATTTATATTTTGTTATTCCACCAGTTCCTTTTTCTATTTTATGATTTTCTATTATTTTCATACTAATGGATACATCTATAACTGATGGATATAAATGATTATCATTTTCTAATCCAACTATTTTTAACGCTGGGTGTAGTCCTTCCTGATTACCATTAACATCTGCATTTGGCCATATGGTATTATCATCTACTGCAAAAGATATATTTTCTACAAAACCAAAAACATTTTTATACATATCACCAATTGATAAGTAAAATAAATTTGGAGAAAATGCGTATTGATTATATAGTGTACTATTTGCTTCGGTATAAGATATTGTTGAAACTTCTTCATATGGAAATGCCAATGATTTTAAATAATTTATTTTTTTAATCATTTTTTCTTTTTGTGTAACCGTATAATAGTATACTTTTAAATTAAATTTTAAGCTTCTTTCAACTCCACCATACCTATATGTTTTAAATGGTGAGCCAATATATTTAACATCACTCCATTCCGTTGTAACATCTTCACTTAATCCAGATATTGCACCTGCAAATGGAACTATTTCGTTATTACCATATTTTTTGAATGTAACCCATACTTGATTTACATCTCTATTTTCATTTATAGTTTGATTTAAATCAATTTCACTATTAAATTTTTCCTTTTCTAATATGTACTTATTTGCTCCTGACCAACCTGCTTTTTCTTTAAATGTTTTTAATTTTATTGATTTGCCTACAAATAATCCTTTACGTTCTTCACCATCTATATCCAACTGATGAACTGTTTTATACTCACTATTTTTTATTTCTGCTCCTCTGGTTTTTCCGGCTTTATTTTTACCAAATCTTGGATGATAACTTTCATTTTTTGGAATTTTCAATGAACTGGCTAATTCTTTAATTGCACCCACACTTCCAAATTGTTTTATCCCACTAGCTACTATACCTTCGGTTGATTGGCCACCACCAAATATATTTAATAATTCATTAGACGGGTTTGGTGAAGTTTTTACAACATAAGCTCTTCCTGATTTTATTGAATCTCTAAGTAATGCTGCGGTTGGAGCCAATAGTGAAACTGGTTTTGCAAGTGGAGATAAACTACGAAAAATTGTATCGGATGGTCTATTTGCAGAACCACCACCATTATTTCCTGCTATTAATCCACCTGCTAAATCTGCTATTGGATTTGGAGATGATGCAAGTAATGCAATACCTCTTGGTGGATTAAGAATACCTTTACTTTCTATACGAATATTATCTTTATCGTATATTTCTTTGCTTCTTTGCTTAAAAAGGTCTTGTATTGTTGGCATTTATTAGAATCAATTTTATATAAATATCTTTTAATACAATTTATAGTATTATCCGGCTATTATTGATGATGCGTATCCAGTAACACCTGTTGTAGTTTGTACATTACTACCCAATCCGTATTGATTATTTTTTACTTTTTGCAAAGCTTTAGTTACTCTAGTACCATCCATAGTAATATTTTTACCTTGTAGTGTTGCATCAATTACATTACTTAATAATTCATTTGTAACTTCACCTTGTCTTAATAATTTTGTATATCCATTTGCTTCCGCTTGAAATATTTGTTGTAATAAATTTTTCAAATTGAATGAATCATCTTTTGCTTGTTTAGTACCTGCTGCAACTGCAACTGTTGTTTTCTCCAAATTAGTAGGTATTGTTGAATTCATTGTTGTGCTAAGTGTTGTAACTGCGGTTGTCAAATTTGCAGTTTCTTTTGTTGTTCCTGCCGGGCCTGTGATTGAAACTGATGATATGTCTCTTAAATTTTTCATAAAATCAGTTTTTTTAGTGTTAAATCTTGCACCACCCGAAGCTTCAAATTGTTCAAATGTTTTTGGATATGCTTTCTTTACCGTCGTTTGGAATGCCATATATTCCTCACTAGATGATTTGGCATACATTGTTACTAATTTTTCAAATGCGGCTGCTTTAATTTTTTGTGCACCAATTTCTTTATCTACTCTTGCATTATAATCACTTAATCCATACTGGTTTAATACAGATGCCGGGTCTTTGGAATTCATCATTTTTTTAGTAATTTCAACTAATTGGTCATCTGTAATATACCCAGCTTTTACTAATTTTTGGTAATCACCTATAATATTTTGTTGGTCTGTCCCTTTCATTGTGACACCACTTGCTTCAAATGCTCCCGACATTTGTTGTTTTAACATTCCTTTTAAAAAGTAGTTTGATGCCGATTCAACCAGTGCGTCAGCTGCGGCCATGTCTTTTATGTTTTGTTTCTCATAGTATAATGACCACTTTGCTCTATATGCTGCTTCTAATTGAATTCCTGCCAATCTTTGTTGTTGTTCAACCATTAACATTACTAATCTTTGTTTTTGTTCAAATTTTAATAATTCCAATCTCTGTGCTTGCTCTAATCCCAATTTTCTTCCTGCATTTGCAACTTCGGTTTTTAACATTTGGTCGGCTATTTGTTTACCAGCTTCTGCATTTGCTGATAATTCACCACTCATGCTTCCTCCACTACCTTGTAGTAATGCCATCAATGCGGTTGTACTCATACCTGTTGCCTGTGCTAATGCCTGTCTTTGGAATGCATTCATTGCATTTATATCCATACCACCCAATGATGATTTTAATGCATTTGCAGCACCGACACTATCATTGGCCATTAATCTAGCTCTTACTTCTGAAAGGTTTACATTACGACCTAACATTGCCGATAAACTCATTTCAGATTTTATACTATCTTTATAATTTAACACCATTGAGTCAGTTGCTCCTAACATTTCTTTATATGAAACTGACATTTTACTAAGTATTCCGGCTTCTCTTACTAAATTGTTGTAATTCATATCAGCAAACTTTGCAATTTCTTCTGCAGCGTTTGATATTTCACCAAAAAGTGTAGCAGCTATTAACCCATTTTTTTCCGCAAATACACCGAGACCACCTACTAAATTAGATGCCATTTCACCGGATATTTTTGCACCAATTTTGAATAACTTTGTCATATTCAAAACATCATCAGTAGACCCTCCAAAATATTTAGAAAGGGCAGCTGCTTGTTCTGTTATTTTAGTCATTGATTTAGCACCATATCCGAACGCAGTTTGAAATTTTCCCATTGCCGTTGCAATCTCTTGAGAAGAACTACCCACCGCTTTAAGTGCTCTTTCTGATATTTTTTGATATTTCGTTATAAATCTAAGTCCCATTTGTTGTAATGCACTTCTTTTTTCATTCTCCGCATCCAAAGTTTGCATTGCTTGTTGTTGACCGAATACTAATGCATCTTTTTTCAATCCAATTTCATACTCAATTTGGTCTTTTATTAAACTTTGATTATATTGAAGCATTTCCATTGCACCTTGCTTTTCATAATTAAAAACATCTTGTTGTAATTGTTGTTTTAATTCTAAGGGTTTCTTATATAAAAATTCTGCGTCAATTTTTCTAAATGCTTCGGTACCTTCTAAAGATTTGGACATTTCGGCTATACCACCTGCTCCTAACATTTTATTACCAGACATCATTTTCATTGTAGATAATGCCTTTGCTGCTCCACCACTATTCCAAAAATCATAGGCCATTTTTGCGAGGCCTCCAAGTACAGCTGCAGGGCCTGCTATTCTTAACAAATTACCACCCAGAGCTGAAAGTCCTTTTGCACCTTTTTTTAATGCACCACCACCAAATAATTTTTCACCCAATTTATTATGGAAAGATTGTACCTGTTTTTTTCCTATAAAAGTTTCTGCTAAATCATTAACTTTACCTAATCCTAATTTATTAAGTAGTTTTTTACTTCTAGATGCAGCTGATGATTCTTTTTCTTCTTTATTTCCGAATCCACTACCACCTCCACCTTTAGCTTCTAATACCTGAATCAACCTATTTATTGAGGACGCTAAATCATTTGATTCTCCTGGAACATAATTTGATATTCGTGAGTTTTTTACATTATTATTTTTTGGTCGTCTTTTGGCCATAGTGTTTATATTACTTTACATTATATAAATATCATTTTATCTGTTTTATCTCCTTATTGTTTTACTTGTTGGAGTGGATTTGTTAGCAGGTTTATTTACATTTTCTGCAATACCTCTCTCTGTTTCTTTTGATTCTATTAATTCATTCCAATAAAATTCTCTTAAACGCACGGGCATATAATACACATCATGCCAAGTAAATCCACCATTGGAGTTGTATATTAAACTAAATATCTTTTTGTGTAAGAATTGTGAATAATTAGTCGGCAGGGTAAAAAAAGTCTACCCCAATTGGTACTTTTAACGCCTCCTTTTCGCCGGTAAAAGGTGATACATATTCAAATGTAAAATCTACATCCGGAGTTATTTCATTTATATATTTTCTAAGTGCTTTAGAATCTGCTGCTTGTAATTGATTCATAACAAAATTACTGATATATCCCAAATCTCTATTACCATCCACCTCTATAATAATTCTTCTATATCTAGATGTAATTTCATTTGGTTGTTTTGATATTTTTTCACTTGCTTCTGTATCTTTTTGAATTGCCATTTCGTCAGCATGTGTTAACAATTTAAATTTAATTGCAACTTTTGTTTTTGGAAGTAAAAAATCATATTCATTATTTCTATTTAATATTGTTTCATCTACTTCTTTAATACTCAATTTAGAAATGTCAACTTTAACATTTACTGGTTCATTTTCAATAGGGTCGTTAATTACTACATCGTATTCAGGACCATATGCCAATACTCTACTTGCAACTAATATTGCGTTTTTATCACCAAGTACTAGATCATCTATTTTAATATTATTATCTACAATTATAGATTCTAATAACTTATCCAAAACAATTCCTTTACGAATTAAATTTGTTGAAGTTAAAATATCTTCTTCTTTTGCAGTCAATAATTTAATAGTAATTTCACCAGATGCTAACGGATGTGTTTCAGGATATACTAATCCTTTACTTGCTAAACTAATAACCTCCGTTGGAAATGGGTATGATTTTTTTTGTGTTTGTTGTGTAGGTGTTGATAACCCTCTTGTAACTTGTTGTTCTATGTTTTGTTCCATAATAAAATATAACTTTGTGTTTAATAATATATATACACTTTTCAAAAAAATAAAAGGGATACTTTGTGGGTATCCCTTTCGTTTATTATTTTTAGTCTAAATTAGAATTCTAAGATAGCGTAATCGTAAGTTAAAGTTAATTCAATTGCAACTGGGTCGTTTGAGCTCCAATCTAAATCACCAAAATTAGCTTGAGTGATAAATGCACCTTTTAAAGTCCATTGTTCTACCTTATCACCTACTGGGCCTAAGATATAGAATGTAATGTCTTTTTTGTAGAATGCAGCGTATCCGTCTCTACCTGTTAACGACTCATGTGATTGTCTAATCCACTCCATAACTTGTTGTGCACCTGATGGTACAATTGGGTCATAAAGTGTAATGTTTACATCATCCCATGTAGATTTTCCTTTAATCTTTCTTTTTACGTTAATGTGGTCTAATTCAACAACTTCCGATGTGAATGTAGGTCTACTTGCAGTTTTAATGATATACGATTCTATACCGTTAATTTCCATAATGAACCTATTACTTAACTTCGGTTCAAAGTTCTTATAGAAAATTTTATCAAACTCTAATATTTCTGGCATTTTACTTTATTTTTTTATTCTTTTATATAAATATCTATTTCTTAAATTATCCGTTAAATGCTGCACCAGTTGGTAAGATGTTGAAATCAATTTGAATGAATTCAGCGGTCTTAGTTGGTTGTAAGTAGATAGCACCTTTAAGGATGTTTCTATCAATTACATCTGGAGTATTATTTGAATCATCCATTACAACACGGAATGCGTACAAACCTTGTCTTTGTTGGATTGATTCTAAATAAGGGTTAGCAATATTTAAGAATCTATTTCTTGTCTCTGCAGTGTTTTGTTCAAATACTAAGTATCTTGAAGTAGATGCGATGTATTTTCTTACAGTTAATAATAATCTTCTAACATTAATTCTGTCTAATGCAGATGGTTTATCTTGTAAAGTTTTTTGACCGAATACTACGATACCTTGTCCTGGGAATTGTACGATTGGGTTTACTTTACCTTCATATAATTCATCTTTTTCAGATTGAGTCAATCTATTCAATACACTAACTGCTCCTATTAATCCACCTCTATTCAAACCTGCTGGTGCAAACCACTCAGCTGCTACTCTATCGTTTGATGCGAATACACCCGGAAGTAATACTGATGGTGGAACTGAAATTAATTTGTTTGTATTAACATCAATTGTCTTAACCCATGGGTAGTAAGTTGCGGTCATATTTGAATCTACTGCGTCGGATTGTGCAGTCGCTTGTGGAATTGAATCACCTGCTGCTGTTGTATCCATAATATAGAAACAATCATCTCTTTGTTCAACCATATCTAAAACCGAAGTTGCTACTGAAGGATGCAATCTTCTAATAACACCCGGAGTTACTACCATATTGATATCAAATTCGTCAGCGTTTGATAATGCTGCGATGTGTTTACCATATGCTACTGAACCTGAAGTTAATGAAGTTGTTAAATCAAATCCTTGTGAGTTACCTGCAATGATATTTGCTCCAGTATAAATTGGAGTTGCTGGTGACATACCATCAAATCCTTCTTGGAATCCAACTATAAATTGTGCTCTAGTATCACCAACTGCTAAGTTTGTAGTTGCCGCAGTTAATGAAGTAAGTGAATCTAATCCAAATACAGAATTAGAACCCACACTTGCTCCTGTTGGAATTGGTTTCAAATATATTGAGTTATCAGTATTGAAATCCAAATTAATACCACAAAGTGCAAGACTTCCTGATTGGTCAACTGAACCTGTTGAGAATGTTACTGCAGGAATCAATGCTCCAACACCTGCTGATGCGGATATTGGTAATTTATATGCTGCGTGTCCGAATGGAACTGCCTGAACCGGTGCGTTATAATTAAATGTTAAAGAATTAATTCTAATATATTTTGAATTATTAACCCAATCACCTGTTTCAGTTATTTTACCTTCGGAATTGATTGATAATTTTCTATCACCAATTACTCTACTAATATAGTTTGGAGAATTGGGGTCAAGATTTACATTAGAGTATGTTTCTAATACATTCTTTTTCTTATCCGTATCACCAAATGCTCTTACTACGACCGTAAATGTACCATAATCAGTTCCGTTTACAGAACCAGCTGCTTTAATATTTGTAATACCAATTTTAACTTTTGTATTTGCTGAATTACCTGCTCCTAATGTTTCAAATTGGAAAAGGTCATATCTTTGACCACTAATAGTTTGTGATTTGATTGTTGGTGTTAATGCTTCTTGCGCATCAAATGTAAATAATTGGTTACCCAATACCGTTACACTTGCAGAAGTTGCTGATACAAAATTTATAGATGTATTTTTGAAGAAACCATAT